TCTCCGTCGCTCATGGCCAGCGTGGCGCAGATCAGGATCAGCGGGGTCATGCTGGCTGATCCCTAAACTCGCCGCACAGATGATCCCGAGCGGTCAGGTTGGTGGTCGAGCGAGGCAGGGAGCAGCCCTCAATGCCAAGGCCAGACGCTGCGTCGTGCGATTGGTTCGGGGGCATGCGGACGCACTCGCCAATGCGGGTGTTGATCCAGCGCCAGAAGTCGCAGCCCGCACAGCAAGGGCCGTGCTTGGCGTAGAAGGCATCAACGAACTGCTGTCCCATTCACCCCTCCTGTGCCTTGGGGTTTTTGTTCACTTCGGCTTCGGCTTCGAGCTTGGCGCGGAGGGTGGCGATGCAGAGGGCTAGGGCGGGGGTTGGGGCGACGGGGCTGATTTCGAAGTTCTCTCCGTCCTCATGCCACTCGATGTATGCCGCCCATGCGCGGCGCTTTTGCTCAACGAGATCGGACCAACGATTCTGCTGGATGCCAATCATTCGACCTTCCGGCAGCACCCTCTCCGCCAGCGCGAGGGCGGCGTCTAGAGAGGTGGTGACTGAGGACTGGCCGTTTCCATAGAGGCGTCCGTGGTGCTTTGGGTTGGAAAACCATCCACACCCAAAATCCAGGTGATAGGAATAGCCGAGCGCCCTCAGCACCTCAGCATCCAGCTCCCGGCTCCCCGCCTTAGCGGCTTCCAGTCTAGCGATGAGGGCGGACAGGTCAGCGGTCATGGGTGGTGTCCTTGATGGCGGTCAAGCCGTCGCGCTTCGGTTCACTCGCCACGCTGCGTGGCAAGTCAGTTGGGATCGCCAGCGCCGAGGCCTGAAGTTCAGCGATGACGTTCAGGTCAGACTGGACGGGTATGGAGCCGCAGGCGGAATGAACCCTATTCATCTTCTGCTCCTGGTGCTGGAGGGAGGGGGAGCCAGCCAGAGAACCAACGGTCGGACACGCCGCCAAA